CATTATTCGTTACAAAATACTTGAAAATTTATTCCAACGTTAATTTCGATATCATCAAAATTAGGTTGACAATTATTATTAAATACCATAATTTCACTATTTTCCGTATCAATATTATAACCATACCCTAAGGTTTGTAAACTTTCAAATGTTATTTCTAATGCGTCTAACCACTCATTTGAGGTTGGGTATTGGTTTGGTCCAACTCCTGTGTAGAATTCGTATTGAGCTAAAATAATATTGTTAATTCTAACGTCAACATACCAAGTGCTTTGGACTGTATTTATTTGACAATTTGACGATATACTGTAAAAATATTCAGATAATGTTGTGTTTAATACCACACCAAAATTTGTTATGTTTGGATCTGTGTCCCAAGGATAAATCGGGCATGTGGTCTCTTGTACTGGACAATCTACAACATAAAGTTGGGTTGTTAAAATACAAGGTTTACAAGGTACCGCAACAAACTTACACCCTTCTTGTCTTCTCCAAACAAATTTTTGTCTGTGAAAAATAGAATTTTCCAATCTAACACCTGTATTCCAAATTGTAGTTGCTGGTATCATTTGTTCAACAAGTCTAACCCAATAATCTCCCATACCATTAACAAAATCAATCATTGTCTGATATGTATAATTGTTATTAGTTATTCCAGCTTGAGTCAAAGATTCTAAATATTTCCAATAAATTGATTGTAATGTTGGGTATCCACCTGTTTTACCATCAGTAATAAACTGACGATTTCTAGTGTTAATCATATTTCTCCAAAATGTTTGAGCAAATTCAAAAAATGTTTTTTGTTTTGGTTTTGGTATGATTGTAGTCCAATCTATTCCTCCAATTTTTGGATATGGATTTGGCGGTGAGTAACATGGTGAAGGTGGACTATAAAACAATCCTTGTTCTGGTATCGGATAGTTGGTTTCTACAGACATAGACCAAACGTCATAAGCTAATCCTTGGGCAGGATTCATCATTACGTCAACATTTTTAACATTTAAAACTAAACAGTCTTCACTTGTGGTATAGTAAGCATTAAACCCACCATCAGAACTTATTCTTAAAAACGGATTAGTGTCAATCCAACTTTTTTTATTATCTGTGATTTTTCTTAGTTTAAACCCAAGATTGGTATATGGAAAATATCTATATCTATATAAATATTCTTCACCATAATTAAAAGGTAATAATTGTGTTTGATAGTTTGGATTGTTTCCCGTAAAAACTTGATTTGTTGGTATTGTAAATTCGGGCATGTTATGTTGTGGTGTAGATTCATACCATCCTCCACCTATTTGAAAGAAATAATTATCTGACGTGTTTGGCATTTTTGGACATCCAAACTCGTCTACAGGATAATCAGTTATTGTTGTTAATACCGCTATGTTTGTTGCTGTTGTTGTGAATCCAGTATATTGAATCCCTTGAATTGAGAATACATTATTGGTTTGTAGTATTGGTAGTTGTGATATGAGTGGGCCTGCACTTATTTCTGCAAATTGTTGATTAAACTCAGTCATGTTAATTCTTTGATCTGCAATATAAACATGTTCATTAAACTCAATTAGAGCCTCAGGAGCCCCAACCATTCTTAATAAACATTCTATTGATTTTCTAGTTCCTTTTGATTTGAATAAATAAGCAGAATTTAAAATTAAGTTTCTATAAAACTGATAGTTTAATTCTTCTGGTGTTGGGCCAATTTGTAAACCTGGAAAAGAATTTGGTTGTGTTGTAAAAACCGCTTGTAATAACTCTTCTTGTGATATTGGCGAAAAGTTTGTTACCCACCCTAATGTTTGTGCTAAATTTTTTAATAATTGTGATGGTATGTCATTTTGGATCGTATAGTGAACACTATTAATAGTTCCTAAAGCGCTTATAAATGATTTAGTTTCATCAAAACTTCTACCATACAATTGTAATAGTTTTTCAAATTTTTGATCTGGAGTATCAAATTCTTTTAACGCTCCGGTTGTTAAGAATCTAGATATTATATTGGTAGAATATGTGTCTAAATTTATTGCAAAATCATTTAGTTTTAATAAATAGTTATCAAATTTTGCGGAAAAAATATCTAAATTCCACAATCCTGATATTGGCCAAGTAATCAACTCTGTCGTAAGTGTAAAGTTACCATCTTCTTGTTCTCTAGGAACAATAAATTGAGCGGTATATGGTGGTGTAATTTTTCTGTTTAGTAAAAAATTTTCTACCGAATCTAATTCAACATTAAAAACTTTATTACATTCAAAATCACTTGGCCTAATAACTAAATATTCGTTTGAGAAACTTGATCCGTTAAATGGGTTTCCATCAACAATTAATTTTAATGTTGTTGAATTATCATTAGTTGGGTATAAATAATTTACAGGATATTGTACTCCATTAATATATAAAACATATTTTTTATAATTTAATTTCATATTCCTTAAAGGTGAAACTGGTTGTTCGTTAAACAACATGTTTGTTTCTGAGTTTTCTGAAAAATCTATCCCAAATGGATTTTGAATTGAACTTAAATAAATTTCAAAAGTTGTGTCATCATCTAAAGAATCGTATGATATATTAATTGCGGTTTCTTGAGTTATAAATTTTGGTGTTTTTGAATTAACCTCTATTCCTGCTGGAAAAAAATTTATAATTTTACTTATGGATACGGATATTCTTTTAACTAATGACCCGTACTGCGTAAAGTTTGTAACCTGTGAAAGATCATAATTTGGATAAACCCTATAATTATTTGCTAATATATTTGCGGACTCAATGTTGTTTTCAATATTCATTGAATCCAAATTAATGGGTTCGGAAAAAGTACCTATTGTAAAAGTACGATTTTGTTTTTCGCTTATTCCCGTAGTAAAATTAAAATTTGCTTGCGTTAATCCTCCTCCAGTAACTAACTGAACACCAACTAAGTTATTTGAAAATTGGTTAGCTGCGCTACTTTGTGGCGGACAAGTAAATTTATTTATTGCCATTAAGTTGTGATATTATTAAACGATTTAGAAAAATCAATATTTTCATTACGATTCTGCCTAACTTCATAAAGTAGGGAATTGAACTGGTCTTTTATCTCATATAGGTCATACTGTTTATAAATATTATCATTAGAGTCATAGATAGTATATATACCGTCTTCAATTGATTTAGTTTGATTTCCGTACAATGCTATTGCCAAAGTAGATATGTCTTGATCAACAATTTCAATCTCAGTGGTAATTGGGTTAAAAAAAGTATTTACGATTACGATTTTTTGATTTGGTTGTCCAATAAATGGTGTAGCACTAGGTTTGTTTGTTGGTGATGACGACGGAGAAACTGTACAAAAAATTAAATTTGTTGATCCCTCAACATAACGATATCTAATAGATTTTTGAATTGTGTTTGTTAAATTTTGCACAACAGGTTCACAATAAAAACAAGATGTAATTATTCTAAAAAAATTAGGAATTTTAGTTCCATCTGAATTTAAATATTCAATTCTAAAACCAACAAGACCTTGATTAACAAACTTATTTTTATCTTCTGTTGGTACGTTATTAAGATCAATTATGATTCCTTTAACATTAGGTAAAGATGAAAGTACTCCACAGTCTGTAATCACAGTTCTAATTTCTTTTGGTCTAATCATTAGTGTGTATATACCTAACTTATTAAATTGATCTGCAGGTAATTTAAGATTATATAAACCCCCTAATAATTCAACTGAGCTACCACCAGTTTCTTGGTTGTTAAAGTAAGGTCGTAAAACATCTTGTGATTCAAGAGTTGTTAAAATAAAATTTTGAGTATCATCTCGAGACTCAGTATATACCATTACTATTTGTACGTCCTCAGGACTAACATCAGCCGGTCTTATAGTTCCATAATTTCCTGTTGCCATTTCTTTTCTTTTTTATAAATATTTAAGTAGACTCTTTTTCGATTATAAAATATTTGTATCCATATTTTTCTAAATCTCCATTATTATCAACTTCGCCCAATCTCATAACATTTTCCAAAGGAGAATTTTTTCCTCTTTCAATAAAAACACTCGAGAATATTTCAGGTTGGTCTATAACATTTAGTAGAGCCTCATTTTTGGTTATTGCTGTTAGTATTAATTCTCCAGGAATATATCCGCTTGAATCTGTGATGTATATTGTAAAGTCCTCATAATCGTAATAAATAACACCATTTATTGTATATGCGGTATATGTATTGGTAATGTCAGGCCCAAAATAGGTTCCAATCGCTTCTGTTTGACCAGTAACTTGTATTCCTAATTTAAACTTACCTTCAGCTAAATTTACTTTAGGTCCGTACTGCATTAAATCATTTATACTTGATTCAGTTACACCTGTTATTGGAAATGGTACTGAAGTACTATTAAAAGTATAGTAGTCATTTATGTTAGTACTTGAATCAAAATCAAAAATAAAATCGTAGTTAATTGGTGTTGCGGACCAAGATCCACCTGCCGGATAAAAAACAAAATTACCTTGAGGGTTAGTTATTATAACGTTAGTATATGGTACAGTTATTGGTTTTTCAACAATTGTAATCCCCCAAGGAGAATTAGCAATTAGTTTTATTATGTAATTATTGGAGTTGCTTGGGTATGTATGTGTAATTGGTGTTATTCCTAAAATAGGTTGTTGTTGTGAACCATCACCCCAATCAATTGTATATGTTACCAATTGAAGAAATTTTATGAATTCTAAATCAGATGTGTTGTAAAATACATATGTATATGGGTTTAAAGTGTTTGCGGTCGCAATAAAGTTATTTAACACATCTTTTTGTAAAATCATTCCGTCTGTTGGCGAATAATAACCTAAATCTACTGTTGATTCGGTAAACATAAAATTAACAGATAGTCCGGTAAGTAATGAAGTTCCCCCTGTGTTTCCGGTTAACAAATAGGACATTGGTAGATAAACACCTGTAGTACCAGTTGTAGTAGTATAAACTGTGTTTGCGGTTAAACAACACGGATCTATTATCGTAGTAATATCGGTATTTCCTGTATATGTAACAAATATCAAATCGCTTTTTACATTTTCAGGAGAAATAATAAATTTATATTCTTGTGTTTCCATTATGGGTTAACATATTCATACCATATTATCGGCGTATTCAAATCACCAACTCTACTATTGGTTAATGTTGAATATACTTCGTAAGTTTTATTATTATAATTTAATTTTACTTGATAGTAGTAATATTTTGTGTGGTCAAAAGTAAATTTATTTGGGGTTAATAAATCTTGTTTAGTGTTTGTCATTTCTTTATAAACACCTGTTATTGCATCAAAAAATTTTGCTTTCATATAAAATGTAGATACGTCAATAAAATTTTTATTTCTTAACCAATAAATAAAAAAACCTTCTTTGTCGTTACCAATATAATCTAAAATCATTTCGGGTTTTTTTATTTGAACGGGTGGTAATGTTGTGGATAAAATTTGACTTTGGGTTAATCCTTGTTGTACAGGTAAAATCATGGACAGATAAAGGGTTTGTGTTGCGTCTTCAGGACTATCGTAAAAATCCAATTTAAAAAAAGAGTTTACAAAAGACTTTGAAAAGTAGTAAACGTCTTGAATTGAAAATCCATTGTTTAAATAGTTTGGTTCCCAAGCCGTAATTGGTATTGTAGTTGCACTTATTGGTTGCAAATAATTATAAAAATTAAAAGTATAATTTATATGACTATCTTGATTAGAAAAAACATTGTGAGCAAATCTTATAATCTCAAAATCTTGTGGGTTACCAATTACTTGACTTACAATATCTTTTTCATATTCTGTGATACCATCATCTCGACCCATAAAATCCCATTGCATATTAATAGGGACATTAATAAACTTGTCGGTATCATTTTTTACTACTTTGGTTCTATTAAAATTCATAATTTTAAGTTTCTTTTGTTGCTTGGGCAAATATAACCCCCAAAGCGTCACAACCATCAACCAAAGGTTGTGATATTATATCAATATTGGCAGGTACTTTACCTCCTTGATAATTATCTATGTCATTAGGATTTGTTGTTGTTCCATAATCACTTGGTATATTATAATTTTCAGGTGTGATTCTAAAAATTGTGTTTATAAAGGGATAATGACAATTATTTAAAAAAGGATAGTCTAATCCCACACCATCATTACTAATAAACCCATAAGAATATAGATCTCTCCATCTAAATGAAGTATTTAATGTTGAGTAATAAGCATAATCAGGAAGATCTAATAAATCTTCATTATCACTCTCTTCTATGTAGTTTGAAAATTCTCTGATTGGGATTTTGTTGTGTGGTCGATAAAAATAACCATAAGAATTATTTGGGTCTTGTATTGTTGACGATAAACTAAACCAATTATAATTATATGTTATTTTATGTTGGTATTTTGAAATAACCCTTTCGATTTGTTCAAAATTATTCCACTCACAAAAATCACCATCAATAGTATCTCCTGACGTTAGTAAATCGTTATAGAAGAATGGTCCTTGCCCTAACAATGATGTATATTGACTTTGACCAATTGTTGTGTTTGAATCCAAATTGTTTTGATTCCACCAAATTTGTGGGTTACCAAGGTATAAATAAGTATTAAAGTCCCATCCTTGTTTTAGTTTTTGAGTCCACCCAAAATACCCACGCCATATTGTTGTAAAATATAGTTGACTAATTGGTCTATTTTGGTTATCTATTAACCCTTTTATATTAATATCGCAATTAAATGATAATGTATATGATCTAGATCCTTCCTTTATTGATGTCCTTTTTCTTTGGTTTGGAGTTAAAACTTTATTTTCACATTTTGTTTTATCATTATAAATATTTTTTTCAAATCCAGAGTTTACTAAAACGGCACATTCTGAGCTTGTTAATATTTTATGTTTTCTAACATAGTAATAACTTATAGTGTCGGCGGAGTTTGTAAAATCTAAAATTTTTCTAAAGGTTCCTTGGGTTGATGTTTGAAAAGTTGTTCCGGTATATCCAACATTTGAAATATTAAAAATATATTCTTCAGATCCAAACCCTTCATCACCCAAATTAGAGACTTGGAAAACATAATTAGTATTATAGTTAATTGATAGGTATACAAACTGTCCGATTAATAACCCGTGTTTTACTGGACATTTAAATCTTATAAAATTATTATTTAAATCATTTCCTAATAATATATAGAAAGGTATTCCATCAGATGCAACCCAATTCCATGATATTTGACCTTGTGGTTCTATCGCATATAGTTTTTTATTGTAATCATTCTCATATGCGTAACTAACATAATGCGACCAATTGTATGTTGTTGCACTTACGGGTTTAAAATCTAAATGTCTTCCACTACCAATGGTATAACCTGAAACATCAAAATCATTTCTTATAAAATCAAATTCCGAATATTGTGGAAACCCATCCCATAAAACATTTTGATTTGTTGGTTGAGGTGAAACTGATGTTACATTACCTGATGGGTAATAAGAAATAGAATTTTGTATTTCGTTTGTATAATATAAGTTGTCCCTATATGGAACATATTTTGTTGATCCTGTATAAGCATTTTCAAAAAGAAGTGTAAATTTAGTAACAGGCCTAAATATTGTCGATGATTGTCTTTCTTGATCAAAAACATCAACTAAACTAAGATCTAAAGTTCTATCAAATTCAACTTGTTCTTTCATTGTTTGAACAAAAGGAACATTTATAAATTGATCAGATAAAGGTGATGAAGAATACCTTTGAGTTGATTCTATAATTTTTGTTGATGGATCTATATTCATTTTATTCTTCGGTTGATACGTAAAGTTTATAAAATCTGTCGATTGCTGTTTTTCCGTTATTAAGACCAAAATAAAAATGATATGGTGCCCCTACTACAATAGGTGGTGATCCAGGCGCTCCCTGTAAAGTGTTTGTTATTGGAATAACATATGGTTGGGGGTTACCAAGTAAATCGTAATTAGATATAAAACCAAGTTCAGTTGTTGTAGTTCTATATTTTTCATTTCCCGATACAAAATCTAAGTCTTGATATTTTTTTTGGGTAAATCCATTACCGTAAGTGTTTGTAAACCAATTATTATCCTCAGATCCAAAAATGTTTGGGTCTCCGGCATATGTTGTAGGAAGTTTAATTGACCATCTATAGTGTGGTACGTTTTGTGAGTTTGGGTAACCAAATTTTTCTTCTATTAAAGGATTAAAATTATATGTTTCAACTCCAGGTGACATTATTTTTCTATATCTTTCTTCTAAGGTTTCTGAAGAGAAAAATAACCCAAACACTGGTACTATTTTTTCTGGTATAATTGAGTTTGGTGAATTGTTGTTTCTATTATCACCAAAATAGATATAGTTATTACTAGGTATATTTTCGGTAATAAAAGGCGAAACTTTCCACTCTGAATTTATAGATAACATTTGAGACCAATCACCATCAATTCTATATCCGCCTCTAGTGCTATTAAAGAATTGGATAATACCTTGCCCCTCCTGATTGTTATCACCTTGACCAATTGGTAATATTCGTTGTCTAACACCTTGATTTAGAATTCTAGATAAAAACCCAAGTTGAACAATGTCAGAATTATCCTGATATGAGGTTGTTTTAATTTGATCGGCATAATATGATCCAAACCCATCTTCACCTGATGTACAACAAATTTGGTTTATAAAATAATCTCTTGGCCCTAAATCTGTAATTGTTGTTGGGAATTGTATTTGTTTTTCATTATAACCGAATCCAGGAAAATTAACCCCAAGAGCATTTTGAAAATATTGTGGTGAATCTTTACCAATAAAATTAGATCCGTCCCACGGTGAAGATCTATAAAAAAACGTATTTGATATTTCATTAAAAATGATAACATCTTCACAGTAATTATATAATGGTTTTCCAAACGAATCAAAAATTGTTTGTTTATTAAAATTAAACATATATAACACACCGTTAATCCAGTTATTTTGAAAAACTTGAGCAAATATACCTCTACAAGCCGCAAAATTTAATGTAAATCTTACTTTCCATTCTAAAAAAAGTCGTGCGTCATCAGGGTAAGCACCTCTTATTAAATAATAGTGTTTATTATTATTGGAATTATCTTTATTTAATAAACAATAACAACCATTTATCATTCGGTCTTTAGGAACCGCACACTGACCTTCAGGTAAAACACCAACATTAATTCCTGAACCAGAATAACATGTTAAAGGAACCATTCCTTCGCAAGTAAATGTTTGTGTTAGCCCTGTTATAGTATTTCCTTCATCTTGATTTTCACCTGTAAATAAATCACCACCCGCACTTATATATGGATAACTTACAACCCCTTCTAATTTAAAAAAACCAAAATTATCATTTTGGTGTAAACCAAAACCTGTTTGTGTTCCTGTTGCTCCATTTTGCACGTTTGTTGATGTTGGTAATCTATCACTTCTCATTACAATGTTTACCGAACTACTGAATGAAACACCAAGTAAATTATATCTATAATAAGCCGGTGAATACAAAGAAGTAAGATTACCGTCCGAGTTTACTCCGGTGTAGAATGTTGACCCTGTATTAAAGTATTCTTGGTTTTGACAGTCTTGATTACAATTAGGATTGCTATTGATGTTACCAGTTTTTAGTAACATAGTTTGTAACGGATCTTGACCGTTAACATATCTAATGTATGTTCCTCCAACCATGTAATATGACGAGTTAAGAGTGTTAGGTAATTGTGGTCCATTTGGAGTGGATAACGTTATTTCTCGTTGTTGAAAGGTTGATTGTGTATTGGTTTGCCATTGAATAGGATATGGACTATAATTGGTTGATATATTGTCATCAGTACTCAAATAGTAATAAGGATAATTTGAGGTAAATCCGCTATAATTTGATTGTGTTGGTGTAAATGTAAATGATGGATAATATAAATTAACGGTTGTATTGTTTGCGGTATTATGACTTAATGGTTTATATCCTGTTCCTGTTGTTGGTTGGATTGGTCTATTAAGGTAATAACTTCCACTAATAATTGGTCCTTGTGTGTAAGACTTTCCAAAAATTAATGATAGATCGTATTTAATTGTGGGTTGTTTTGCGGTGTGTGGATCTACACCACGAACAAAAATACAAATCTCATAATTTTGGTGATTTGGCATTAACGTGATTACATCATTATAAGTAAAATCTGCAACACCGCACTCATTAAGGCCAATATTTACATTATGTAATAGATATGAAGATGGGAAGTATCCTGTTGATCCTGTGTTGGATTGTGCAATAAAATCGGTATAAGTAACTCCCGTAATTAGTTGGAAATACTCAATGTCTGTTGGGTATTGTAAATATGATTGTTCAACATTATTATTACCAAAAACACTTAAATCGCTTACTGGTGGTGAGACTATAAATATACTTGCTGGTTGAGGTGCAAAAGTAGTTGGTGAGTTAGGATTAGCGTACGGTACTTGTACATTAATTGTATTACCTGTTGTTGTTACACCTGTTATTGCGTTGTTTTGAAATTGGTTGGTAGTCGCACCTGTAAGGTTAGTCAATCTGTTTACTGGTGAAGTAAAGTTTGGGTCAACATATCTTGGATCTTGGAATGTAATAATGTTTCCGACCCCTAATTGTGCTGTTGCCCCTTTATTCATTAAAATAACAATAACTTGATCTTCAAAAGATGTTGACCCTAAAGATGGATTTACCGTTGTTTTAATTTTGTTAACACCAGTACCGTTGAGGGTATAAGGACTACTTTTAAAATATTTGTCTCTTGTGTTAAACTCATTTAATTTTTGACTTAAGGTCACACTTTTTGGAAAAGCAAAAAGTCTTAAGTCTTTCTTACCATCTTCGTTACCAGGATTCCGTTTTAATCCACTAAATAGATAAGGTTGTGGCGCTTTTAATAAGTATTGAGGATTAGGAATATATTGATTAGGTGATGTAGATGAAATAACGTCATATCCCGAAAATATTCTTCTAAAATCTAAAGATGCTCTAACAGCAATATCAGAAACTAAACCCTCTTGAATTAACTGTCCTAAACTTTGACAAAAAGGATAGTAGGGACCTTCATCGTCTTCATTTATTGTTATGTTTGGGTGATCAATATCAAATGACCCCGAATAATTAACAGGTGCAATTAAAGTTTTAGGGGTAGATAGTACCTCTGTTCCACCTTGACTTATACTACCAGCGTCATTAATATCTTGAAGTATTGAGCTTTCATCAAAATCATCATCTAACTCAGCACTCTTACAATCACAATCACAACTTGTACATTCGGGATACGAAATCATTGGTAGTCCAATTCTTGGGAATCCTTTAACTCTTATAGCCGCAATTATCGTAGCCGCTAAAAAAACAATCGATAACCCTAATTTGAATACAGCACTTATAATGCTAGCAAATGTTTTTAAAATAGCCCTAACCGCTTCTAAAATATTACCAACATTAATAACTGGTCCAGCTAAACTAGCACTTATAATCCCCGACGCGTTATTAATCGCTTCTATTCCAACGTCAATTGCGATATAGAGAGCTATGGAGGCGTCATAAACAAAATATATACCAAGTGCAATTAATATAAATTTTAATAATGGCCACATAAATGCAACTAAGTGAGCAATAAATAAAATATTTAATAATGGAAAAGTTAATATATTAATTAAAATATTAAAAATAAAAAATATAAAATTAAAATTTCTAATTATGTCATTTACAGGAAACGTGTTGATATCTGATTTACAATCTCTATTGTCAATTTCTTTTATACCTAAATGTCTTGCTCTACCAATACCATTTTTATATCTATCTAAAAACATAGCGGTAGTATAGACCTTATTATAACCAAATTCATAAAAAGTATCTTCACAATCTATGGCCTCTTGATAATTCGCATAATCATCCCAATCAGTACTAAAGGCATAAGACCTATAAACATCAAAAAGATTTTGTGGAATAAATGTAAATTGTATATCTTGGTTTTGGGTTGGGTCTATTGGATTTGCAACAATAAAAAAAGTATCTCCAAGTACAAACGAAATTGATTCTGGAGATCCAAAATATGGGTTACCATTTATATATATTACATAATTTTCAATATTAAAAGATATTGGACTTATAAGTCCTCCAGGTGTGGCGGAAACGGTTGATCCTGTTGTAGATCCTGTAACAATTGTAGGATAAACATAGGTTGACGATAAATTTGAATTAAATGGATCTGTCGACGATGTTGACCAACCATACTCTTTTATATTAGGGACTAAAAAATCTGATCTTAAAAAACTATTCTGTAGTCCCTGCTGACTTTCCCATTTAAATTTAAACCTATACTTACCTTTTGTTGGTATTCCTTTTTTTGGGTCGTTAGATAAAACCTGTTGTCCAAATTCATTTGTAAAAACATAATCTAAGTTCATGGGAAGATTTAACAAAAATGTTCCGTTTTCATCTATTACCTTACCATCTTGTTCAATATCCCACCTTTCGAGAATTGGTAAATCATTTGTATCTGTATATATTGTTTGTCGTATTGCTTGTATTTTACCAGGACCAGAAATTAACTCACAAAGATTACCCGTATTGTTTTTTGGTTTACAACTGAGCTTCAAAGCGTCGTCATCTGTTGTTGAAATAATAGACCCTAAAAATATTGATTTTGGTTGTATATTAATGTTTGATTGTTTTGTTAAGTCAAAATCAACTCTTGTTATTCCTATTTGACAAAGATCTTCACTTCCCCAAAATGGCCTAACACTAACAATATATGTTAAATTTTTAATTTGAGGTAGTTCTCTTAGGTTAGACGAAGACCTAAATTTTGATCCATTTACTTGTGTTTCTGTGGCTAAACCTTGTTGAATTAAGTCTTGTGGTGATAATGAGAAACATCCTATGTCAGATAAATCAATATCCATAAATACAGTTTGTTCTCCAACCGGAACACCAAATATCATAAAGTCACCACTTTCATTTGTGGTTACAGTAAATCTATAGTATTTGTCATAAACCTCTATGTATGACTCGTCCATAAGAACATCTCCCTTGTTTGGAAATGAACCTGTTGATGTATGTCCATTATATGATGGTATTTTTGGCAGTAAATTATACCGATATCCTTCCTCATTAATATCATTAATTGACTTATATGGGTATAATTCAGAAATTATTGGGTTTAATTCGTCAGTATTTTCCAATGGAATAAACACAGATACTTTACTGTTAGGTAATCCAAATCCTCCATTAACAAAAACTCTACCGGTTATTACTCCATAATCCGCACAAAATCTTGTGTAAATATCTTTTGAAAGTATTTTAAGTGAAAGAATCTCCAAAGATTCCCAATCCTGTTCTAACGTTACGTTTACATATTTGTCAACTCCGATCTCAGTCCTTACTCTATACGATTTTGGCATTAAATTTTCTTTTTTTCATAAATAGTTTATTTCCCATTTTCATAGAAAAATACGTTTGTTTTGAAAAAAATAAACAACTAAGAGTAGTTTACGGATTTCAAATTTAGAACCCTAATATTAATATCTTTATTTGGATATCTAATTTGATAAATTTGAGTTGGTGTTGCAAATAATGTATCTGCCACAGGTTGTATTTTTTTAGTTATAGAGTCGGAATACTCCATAGAAGTTTGACTTGACGAATATTGTCCACCAACTTGATTATTAAACGACACATCAGAAATACTTATAACCCCATTTTCACGTTGTATTAATGTTTTTAATTCAGATATATTAACATTTTGACCTAGATTTCTAACCAATGGATTGAAAAATTCGGTTACAATCTGTATTGTTTTTGCAATTATTGATCCTTGGTTTTGACTACTATCTAAAACTATTTCTACAGTAACAGATAAATCTATTGTGTCTGCCGCCTCAATAGAAATGTAATCATTTATCATTCTATAGTTAGAAAGATAATTAGCGACATTTTGTTTTAGTGTGTTTGAAACAACATTAGTTAACGTTCCTGAAGAATCATAAGATAACATTTTTATTCTTATTTTATTATTTTCTTCTGTTATAGCAACTTTTGCGGGAGCTCCGTATTGTGCCGGCATCGTTCTCAAAATAGAGTTATAATCATTAACGGTAACGGCTCTGTTTTGTGCTGCAAAATTAAAAGATACCATATTTCTAACATCCTCAGTTGTTGGTGGATTTGATCCTCCAATTGCCGCAGTAACGTTATTACACTGTAACGTATTTATAACACTTCTGTTGGCACTTTCAGATGGACCATTTACAGAAAAAGAAACAGTTCCAATTTGATTTATTGTGTTTATACCAACGTTACTTGATAGTCCACCACCAATTCTATATTGAACAAATAAAGTTGTGTTTGGGGTAAGTGCTGCCCCTGTAGAGTAGTTATTAGTATATCTACTAAGGTCAAACCCTTTACCGTCTCTTGCGAATTCTTTTAATTGTTCGTCTGCCGAAATATTACCTCCACCAAATGTCATTTTACAATAACCTTGAGGGGTAAATTCAGATATAAATTTATTTGATGTGGTTATGTAAATACCAACTTTAATCCCCGGTAGATCAGAAACTTTATTTGGGTCTTCCACAAAAACTCTATCTTGTAATAATGCGTCTACCTCAAAAAATCTTTCTTTACCTAAAGTTAAAAAATCTTGAGGATTTGGTATTGTTGAGTATTGTGTTCCTTCTTTTAATAAAACGCTAGTAATACCTAAAACATTTTTTTCAGGTAAAAATAATTCTAAATACGGTTTAACGTCGTTTGGTGTTATTGCTCTTTTAAAAACTTTTGTAATCCCATTTACAACAACTTCTCTTTTTGTAATAGTATAATTTATGAGTGTTCCGCTAGCGTCAAAATTTGGAATTTTAATTCTGTTTGGAGATCCTTCAGCATTTATTGGTGAAGCAAAATCAATATCATAAACTGTTTCGAATGGTTGTCCTGCTCCGTTTACTTGTGACCCTCTTCTTAGAATACCACAATATCTAATATCTTCCCTATCCCCAAAAGCAGGAACTGTTATTGAAAAATCCACTAAGGCCACGGATGGTCTTTGTCCTGGTATTTTTAAACCATAAGTTCTTGCAATATTATAAATAGAATTTTTTTGTTGTGCAAATTGAAGTACGGTTTCTTGGATACTCCTATCTATTTGATAATTTAAATTGTCTGTTACTGCAGCATTTAAGTCTAACATCACCGAAAAAATACCAGCGTCGTTAAAGTTTTGAACTAAATCGGGGTAATAAGTTCTTGTAAAATTTATTAATTCAGTTCTTACTCCCTGAAAGTCCCTTACCGTATAAGAAATTTTTTTTTCTGCCATATTTTATTAAATATTTAGAATAATAAAATCTTGTGATTCAAATGCTGAATCGGTAATTTTATAATCTATTTTAATTTTAGCGGTGTGTTCAAGTGTCGATATGTTTGTGACTTTGAACTCTCG